CACTGCTTCTGCTGTCACTGGCTATAATCTTATTGAAGAGCCAGGTTTACATCGTACCTTACTTGGTGATGGTCTTGGAAGTTTAGTTGGCACAATTGTTGGCGGACAGCCAAATACAACTTATTCTGAATATACTTCAACAATGGCAATTAGCGGTGTATTCAGTACACACTTTACTCTATATACGGCATTGGTACTCATTGCTCTTGGATTTATTGCTCCGTTTAACGCCTTTTTAATGGCTCTACCAAATGCTGTATTTGCCGGTGTTTCAATCGTTGCATATGGTATGATCGCTCTCGCAGGTTTGCGCACAATAGTGGCAGATTTTACTCGCACAAAGAATCAGACAATATTCGCGGCAATGATTACAACTGGTGTAAGTGGATTGGCTATTACCGCAGGTGCCTTTAATCTTACTGGCATCGCACTTTCTCTTGTAGTAGGTATTATTTTGAATTTCATTTTGCGCGATGAAAAAAGTAAAAAGATTTCACGATGGCCTGAACCAAATATAACCGCTGGTGAATATTTAGATAAGCATGTTAATACAATTAACGAACAAGCAGTTTCATCTCCAGTATATGAAACAAAGAATTATAAACTTGATCTTAAGTAATAATAAGGGAGACTAAATAGTCTCCCTTGATTTTTTTTATAATTTTTGATATAATATATTTGTAAAGTGAAAGGAGATGGAAAACTCATATGAAAACCACTAATGAATTTGCTCTGCGGAAGGTATTCGAGCACGCTGAAGCGGTAGATAATTATTGCCGTGAACACAACTGCATCCGTGTGATGACTGCTTTGTTTGGTTCTCAGAACTACGGTCTGGATGAGGCAACCAGTGATGTTGATACCAAAAGTATCGTAATTCCTGCTGCGGATGATTGGCTCTGGAGTACTGAGGGTGATAGCAATCATTTAATTACTATGCCCGATGGTAGCCATGCTGAAATGCGTCCTGTTGTTAGTATGTTTAAACAATTCCTTAAAGGCAATATCAACTTCTTAGAAATTCTTTATACACCTTATGTTGATATTGCTGAAGGTTGGGAATGGTTTTATGAACGTTTGCTCGACCATGCTGATGATATTTGTCGCCATAATATGTACCATCAGGCTTCTGTGTGGCTTGGCTTTGTCGATCAGATGTCTCGACGCACTGTTCGTTCAAATCCTGAACAGGGTTACAAAGATGAGTTGCACTATAATCCTAAAGCATTTATGAATTTCTTACGACTCAAAGAAACTTTTACTCGATATTTTGAATTTCATCGTCCTTTTGAAGAAGCTCTGGATATGACTGATCGGCGTGAAGAACTGCTTGCTGTTAAGCATGGTTCTTTAGATTGGGACTATGTAGATACTCTTATTGAAGATGGTGATATTTGGATCGCCAAAAAAAAGAAATATGTACAAGAGCATTATGAAGATAAAGAAGTTTGGAACGCTGAAGGTTACTTGCGCGGACTCGCTCTGCAGGCATTTTTGAGCGTCATAAAGGAGGATGTATAATATGTGGCTAATTATGTTTACACCTGCCAATACCAATACTTTTGTTCCGCAAATCCTGTGCAGGAGCGAGCAAGAGGCCAAAGATTGGATTAAAAAGGCTCCATTCTCTGTCGTTGGCTCTTACTCTTATATGTTCGTACCTATGGCGTCCATGGGCAATTATTGGATGCGGCAAGAGCCTTGGCAGCTTCCAGGCTATGATTGGCCGAATCCATATCCTTATTATGTACAGCCTGAGCGCAAACAATGGCAATATGAGATTGGCGATTTTCCTGATTCGACTCCACGAATCACTTGTTGATTTTTATTAAAAAATTTGATATAATATTTATAGAAAGTGAGGGGATAGTAAATGGCTATGAGATTGTGGTTTGAAAATTCTAATGGTGAAGAGCGCGTTATCAAGAATATTGCCAATACTTGGGCTGAAGTAGATCAAGCAATTACCGAGTTCATCAATAGATGTAATATGAATAAGCACGCTGCGGCTAAGCAGATCTTTGGTGATCAATATGACCCCTCGAAAGTAAATGAGTTTAAGCGGTATTACACCCGGGTATGGGAGCAAGAAGATGGAAGAATCAAGATTGACGTTGGTTCTCATACTGAGTTCTTCATCTGGGAGGGCAAATATGCGAACTGATATGATGACAGCAGAAGAATATAATAATAGTCTTGTAAAAGAAAACTCTGCTCTTAAAGCAGAACTTCAAGAGCTTAGGACTGCTTATGCAATGCTTCAAGACGAGTATGATCATATCAAAAAAGATGCAGATCTTGGGCAAATTACTCGTCAATTCCTGCGCGAAATCAAACAAATAATGAGGTGAGAAATTATGGCATATACTGGTTTTGTTGTAAAGGTTGAACATCTGCGCAAGCACTCTAACGCTGATCGTCTGCAGATTGCTACCTTCTTCGGTAATGATACTATCGTTGGTCTTGATACTAAGATCGGTGATATTGGTGTGTATTTTCCTGTTGATGGTCAGCTTTCCGAGCGTTTCTGCGCAGTGAACGATCTTGTTCGTCGTAAGGACGAAAATGGTAAGCAAGCAGGTGGATATCTGGATCCTGAGAAGCGCAACATCAAGGCGTTGAAGCTCCGTGGTGAAAAGTCAGATGGTCTTTATATGCCTATTACTTGTCTGGCTGACTTCTGTAAGATTTCTGATCTGAAGATTGGTGACACTATTGACACTGTAAATGGGGAACTGATCTGCCAGAAGTATATCCCTCATAAGTCTCGCATTCCTGGTGCGCCTGGTTCTAAGGGAGTCAAGAAGGCAAAGGCTAACATTGCTCCTACCTTCTATGAGCACGTAGATACTGCACAACTCGCTTACAACTTGAACGCGTTCAAGCCTGGCGACACCGTACAGTTAACCCTGAAGATGCATGGTACCTCTGGTCGTACTGGGTATCTGCCTCTGGTTCATACCAAGCAGTCTTGGTTTGATAAGCTGTTCCATCGTCATGGCAAGGATTACAAGGAATATGGATATATCACCGGAACTCGTCGTGTAGTCCTGGATGGAAAGCGTTCTGGTGGATTCTATGATTCTGATGATTTCCGTATGGCTATGGCGGCAAAGTTTGAAAACAAGCTCCACAAGGGTGAAGTAGTTTATTACGAAATCGTTGGTTTTCAGGGACCTAAGGGCGCGCCTATTATGTCTCAGGTTGACAACAGCAAGGTAAAGGATCCTGAGTTCACTAAGCAGTATGGATCTACTACTACCTTTTCTTATGGATGCGATCAGGATTCTACTTATGTGGAGCCTGTGCATGATACTGGAGCATGGTATCCTTGCTGTGAAGTATATGTCTATCGTATGACCATGGTCAACGAAGATGGTGATGTGGTAGAATATTCTCCTACTCAGATTAAGGAACGTTGTGAGCAGATGGGCGTACATACCGTTATGGAATTTGAAACCTTCATCATTCCTGATATGATCCAGCTCCCCGACGATGTTGGATCTCTACAGGAAGTAAATGCAGGCGAGTATGTTCTCCGTAAGGTAGAGCAGTACTTCGATGGGCCTGATCCTATCGGCAAGACTCACGTGCGCGAAGGTGTAGTTGCCCGTATCCTTAACCGCTCTAACTTCGCTGTGTACAAGCACAAGAACTTCTCTTTCAAGGTACTGGAAGGTATCGCGAAGGATGAAGCAACTGCGCCTGACATTGAGGAAGCCCAGGAGGTACTTGATGATGACACTTGATGAATGTCGTGTTGAAACACAAAAACATATTGAAAAAGTTCGTAAATATATTCGGTTTTTCACTGACAAATTGACAAGCCGCGGCGTCAATCATGACGCCGCGAAGCTGGAGTCCCCGGAAGTTGAGCTTTTTGCCGAATATACTCCTAAACTTGCTACAACTGAATACAATAGTGAAGAGTATAAACAATGTTTAGCTGGTTTAAAACCTGCGCTAGATCATCACTATGCTACATATCGCCATCATCCAGAGCATTTCGCTAATGGCGTCAATGATATGAATCTTATTGACCTTGTTGAAATGCTGGCTGACTGGAAAGCGGCAAGTGAACGTCAGCATAATGGTAATTTATTGACTTCGATTGAAGTTAATGCAACCCGTTTTAAAATGACCGATCAGCTTAAACAGATTCTTTTGAATACTGCGAAAACTTTAGATGAGGTCGAGTAATTATGAAAATGGTTCATGGTTTTGAAAACGAATTTCAATTTTTAAGCAACTTTGCGGCAAGTGATGTACTATATGATGGACATATTTATAAAACCGCAGAACATGCTTTTCAAGCTGCAAAAGCCACGAATGAAAAAGATCGTGCTTATGTAGCCGAAGCGCCGACACCTGGTGAAGCTAAGCGGCGTGGTCGAGGAATTAATTTACGTCCCGATTGGGATATGGTAAAAGATAAGATTATGCTCGATATTGTTCGAGCCAAGTTTAAGAATGGCGATTGCCGCTATCGTCTAATGAAAGCTTTATCAGAAGGCTGGGACGGTTTTTGTGAAGATAACTGGTGGCACGATAATTATTGGGGTAATTGCAATTGTGACCGCTGTAAGGATATAGAAGGTCAAAATCACTTAGGTAAAATTCTTATGCAAGTCGCAAATGAAATTGTGACAGAATTGAGGGAAGGTAAGGATGCTTAATCGAGAACAGCGTCGAGCATATGCGCGTAAAATTAAAAACAACCCAGCGGCTAGCATTTGTCCAGAATGTGGCCATAAAGCTCTATTTTATACTACACAGGTAAGTTATCCTAACATGGACACTGGTGTTACAGTAAATTTTGAAGTGAGATGCCAGATTTGTGATAAAACTGTTCTTGAAGGTGAAGATGTTAAACGTGTGGCCCCGCCTGGTATTACTCTTCCTGTTCCACTTGAGCAGTTTAAAAAAATTGTAATTTATGAGGCAGAACGTGCCGCAAGAGAGGAAGCTGAAAAGAAATATGAAGAACGAACTGAAGATACTGTTATTGCAGAGCCGGATCAACCTTCTGATGTCGAGGGGACCGCATAACACGAATCTGTGTAATAAACTTCAGAGAAAGATTAGACAACTTGAAAAGGAGAATGCGTAAATAATGGGTCTGATGATTCTTGGTATTCTTGTTCTAATTGGTGGTTTTATTTTCGCTGCATATGTTGGCAAGCAATATAAGGGCAAATCATTCGCTGCTATTGCAAGAGCAGTAGCTTGCCTTGTGTGTGCGATTGCTGTTGCGGGTTCATGTATTTCATATGTACCGACAGGTTATACTGGCATTGTAACCACTTTTGGCAAAGTTCATGCCGAAACGCTTGATGCAGGTATTAATTTCCATGCGCCCTGGGATAACGTAATTAAAATGGACAATCGTGAACAACGTATCGCATTCCAGCTTGAAGCATTCTCGAAGGATATTCAGCAGGTATCTGTGCAGGGTTCTATCAACTACAATATTGATAAAGCCACAGCTATGAATCTGTATCGTGATGTTGGCGTAGAATATGCAACTATTCTAATTAGTCCTCGTATTCAAGAGGATGTAAAGATTATAATTGCTAAGTATACGGCTGAAAATCTGATTGAGAATCGGCAAGCTATGTCTGATGCCATTTATGAACTGCTAAAGACTGAACTTGCGGATAAGGGTATCAATATTATTTCTCTCGCTGTTGAAAATATTGATTTTACTGATGCTTTTGAGTCTGCCGTTGAAGCCAAACAGGTTGCTACTCAGGAAAAGCAGCGTGCTAAGACTCTGCAAGAGCAGCAGACTATGGAGACTGAGCAGAAGGCTGAGCGTGATCGTATTGCCGCGCAAGCTGCCGCAGATGTAGCACGTATTGAAGCTGATGCTGAAGCATATGCGCTCCAGGTTCATGCAGAAGCTGAAGCGAATGCCAATGCTAAAATTAATGCTTCTTTGACTACACAGCTGATTGATTATAATAAGATTCTGCGATGGGATGGTAAGCTTCCTACCTTTATGGGCGGCAGTGAAACAATTCCAGTGCTAAATCTTGGTAATGAAGAATAAGAGAAGGGTGGAGAAGAATCTCCACCTTTCTTTTTCTTATTTGAAAATTTTAAAAATAAATGATATTATATATATAGAAAGTGAGGGGTGAGGAAATGAACGACAAGTATGCTGCACTTTATGACGAAGCTTATGCGATGGCTTGTCAGCGAGCTAATGAAGAAGGCGATGTTGATCTTGACTATGACTATGAACTTATGGAAGCCTGGATCGAAGAATACTTTGTTGATTTATGTAATGAAGAAGGACTTGATCCATATGAATCAGATTATGTGACGAGGTGAGATTATGATAGTTAGAGCAGCAGTTAAAATTTATGATTGTCGCCAAGAGAAAGAAATCATAATCCCTTGTCATCGTCATTGTGATGCTTTCCAGATTCTTCATGATTTTGGATATAAAATCGGAGAATTTAAAGAACTTGGACAAGGATTTTTGGATGAGCACGACAATTATATGACTCGTCTTGAAGCAATGAAAGAAGCAAAGCGCTGTCGGCAAGTATCTGATTTCACTCCTGTAAATACCGAATTATTTAGTGAGGATGTGTGGTAATATGAAAAATAAGAAACCGAAAGTGCCTGATTACATTCGTAAACAACGTGGTGATTGGGGAGCTATCTCCCCAGTCACCAAAGTAATCCCGAATAAAAAGAAAAATCCAAAAGTGAAACACAAAGGAAGGGAGTTTGATTAGGATGAAAAAGCTGTAAAGGATGAGTAATATGTTCCTAGGTATCGCTTGGTATTGGTGGATTCTCATTGTAGCGTTTATTGTTTGGTTTTTAAAAACAATGTAAGGAGTGATACACATGCATGATGTATTTTATTTCACTGACCTTCATGGTCAGAAAGATCTCTTCATCGCAATGCGTGCATGGTGTTTGCGGCAAGATGAAGAGTGTACAATAATCTATGGTGGCGATGCTTGTGACCGTGGTGAGCATGGTTACGAGATTATGAATATGCTTTTGGCAGATCCACAGATTGTCTATCTCAAGGGCAATCATGAGGATCTGTTTGTTAAGGCTGCACGGGAGTTGATTGGTTATTATGCTCGTGATGATGAGTCTTATAATACTTTTCATAATTGCCACGACGAAGAGACCGCCGACCGCTTAATCCGTGATGGTGGAGCACACGAAGTAAGTCTCCATTGTTATAATGGCGGTTTTCCGACTCTACGCGACTGGATTCTTGATGGCGCAGATGACGAGTTTGTTGATAAGATTGATGAACTGCCTGTAACCTTTTCTTATGAGGGCGTTGATTTTTGCCATGCTGGTGGCATTTATAGTGCTTTCAAAGATGTAAATGATGCAGAATATTTGAACACGGTACCAAATCATTATGCAATAGACAAGTGTATTTGGGATCGTAATTGTATTGCACTTGGTTGGGAGACTGGCCGCATTTGCGTTCATGGGCATACTCCTACTGTTCTTCTGCCTCGTGGTATCTATGGTAATGACCAGAGTGAAGCACATGCGCATCCTTGCGCTTGGCAAGACCATATGGGCGGTAAGGAAAAGCGTAGCGGCTGGAAAATTGATATGGATACTGGCGCAACCTGGACTGGTCGTGCATATGTACTTAATGTGCTAACAATGTATGTAACCGGTTTCTTTGATCATCGCGTACCTGAAGGTCGTGAGCCTGATGGTATAGCTATGGAAGAGGAATTTGAAAATTACAAAATTATATGATATAATATATATGTAAGATAAAGAAAGGGGAATGATATCTATGCCATCCATTTGGATTTATATGTTGATGATTCTAATGCAGAGCTACTGTCAATACCCGATTCTTTGGAAGAACGCCTGGACTTGGCTTCGGCTGAAGGTTGGGCGGTGAGAGAATGGGCAAGAGAGCAAATGCATTCGACACTCATGATTTCTACTGTATCAACTGTGGAGAAAAGGGTATTCCACTTACACGACAACAGTCAAAGAATAAGGGCGCCTTTCATCGCAAGCTAATGTATTGTTGGCATTGTAAGCACACTGTAAATCACATTGAGTGCCGCAATGATGAAGAGCGTCAAGAATTCCTCACCAACTTTGTAGCTGGCGTATATAAGGATGAAGCAGCAGAAGAACTAAAGTATGAAGAGGAACATCCTCGATTTCAAAATTATCTAAAGGAGCTGAAGTAAGATGACTACTTTGTACGTAATGTGTGGTGCCCCTGGTTCTGGCAAGTCTACTTGGGCTCATGAGTTTCAGAAGGGACGCGATATTGATTACATTTCGCGTGATAAGATTCGGCTTTCCATCATTACGGACGAAGAGCATTACTTCTCTCATGAAGATGAAGTATATGACAAGTTTGTGGATGAAATCGCTCTTGGTCTTCAGACCTCTGATGTGATTGCCGATGCCACTCATTTGTCTCATGGTGCTCGCTTTAAGCTGTATTCGGCACTTGCGGCACGTGGTATGACTCACGATAAGTATCAGATTATTTTCGTACAGATGGGGACTGATGTAGAAGAGTGCGTGCGGCGTGATGAACTGCGCGAGGGTCGTCAGCATGTGACTCGCTCTGTGGTTCGCCGCATGTTCTATCAGAATACCCATCCGACTATTGATGAATTTCCAAACGTGAAGGAGGTGTGGATTATCAATGGCCGAAACATTCTTCACCAGTGATACCCACTTCTATCACGAACAGGATTTTCTATATAAGCCACGCGGTTTCGAGAGTACTGAAGAAATGAATGAAGCCATCATAGAAAGATGGAACAGCGTGGTGCATACTGGTGATCTTGTTTATCATCTTGGTGACGTGGTTATGGGGCATTATGATGTTAATATCCTCAAGCGCCTGAATGGCATTATCGTACTTGTGCGCGGTAATCACGACACGGATAATAAGTTACGCGACATCTACGCAACTGGTCGACTGGCAGTAAACACTTGTAAGACTAGCGAACTAATAAAGTTCGGCAAACTATCGCTATTCCTATGCCACTATCCAGTTCTTACTGCTAACTTTGATGATAAGCATTTCAGCCAGCATGTGATTAGCCTGCATGGTCACACGCATCAAAAAGGGAATTGGCTTTTTCCCGATAACCCATTCATCTATCACATTGGTATGGACTCTCATAACAGTACCCCAGTTCATATTGACGAGATAGTCACAGATATACGTAATCGTTGGAATGAAGTGGGTAGGCTTCATATCAACCCCACTGGCGTATATAATACCTACCCTTCTTGAAACCTCCTTTCATATAGCCCGGCAATTAAGCCGGGCCCTTTCTTTTTTATGATCTACGTTTACGGTCGGCACTGCCCGTGCGATCGCCCCAGCAATTTTTTTTACCAAATGCCCCAGTTTGACCTTTTCCAAAATTTATTGTATAATATCTGTATAGTGAAGCAAAGGAGAATTTGAAATGATGACTGACTCAAAAATTACGTTCACATATGACCCAGAGCTGCACAAGACGATTTGTCAGCGCGCAGTTCACAACAAGATTTACATTGGTACGGCACAATGCCATCCGCATGATTACGATTTTGAAAACAAACTAACTGGTCAGCACTATGCATATACACGTAGTATGATTAAGGAAATGTGCCAACTACGCGATGAATATAAAATCCAATTAAAGGCTTTGAAACACTTGTATAATATTTATGAACAGAGCCCTAATATTGACGTATATAATTCTGAAGAATGTTATTATCTTCGCCGCCAAATGCAAGTGGTACAAAGGGATATTGACGAAATGAAAGAACTAATTAGTGCAACTCGTGGAGATCTTCGCACAACAATAGCGGAAAAGGATAAACTATATGCTAAATTGCGTTCCGCAAGAAATAGCAGTAACAGTTAATTATCTTTTAGATAAATCTGAAGCAGGTTTAAAACGCTTGTTTGAAAAGTATCCACGTATATATGTACATTGGCCAACGCTATATGAAAAAATCAAAGGCGCATGGATTTCTAATGAGATTGTTCACTATCTCCTTGAAATGTGGGAAGAAGATAAATTAATCCCCATTCCGCACGGAGATGATATTGCTGAACTCCCAGCAATAGTCAGTCTTGATTATAAATATCCAGACAATGTGAAAGTTTATTGTCAGACCGCTGGTGAATATATCGAATTACGAAAAAACTTTGGTAAAGAAGATATAGGAGGATTTTAACTGATGTTAGATGATTTAGTAGCCCTTCTCGATACACAATCTATTGATCCAGCAACATATCAATATTTTGATAAGTTAATGAATCAAAGAACTATTATTTTTAATTAGGAAGTGGATGAGCGGATTGTTGAACGAGTAGCAATTCCACTTTTGGATTTTGAAAAGGATAGTAGTAATGATCCAGTGACACTTATATTTTCCACAGTAGGCGGATCTGTGAGCGACGGTTTTGTACTTTGTAATATTATTGACACTTATAAAAAGCCATTAAATATTATCGTTCTTGGATATGCCGCATCTATGGGGACAATTATGCTTGCCGCAGGATCTAAAAATCCTAACGTCACACGTAAATGTTATCCATTTACATATGCCCTCCTACACGCAGGATCGACCGCCTTTAGCGGCGAGTCACTCACCGTGCAGGATACTCTTGAATTTAACAAGAGAGTTGACGAAAAAGTAAAGCAGTTTGTTATTTCCCATACTAATGTTTCCGAGGATGAATACATGCAGCATGAGCGTAAACAATGGTTCCTTGACGCCGACGATATGCTCAAGTATGGATTTGTTGATGAAATTATTGGTAAGGAAGATGATTCACTTGCAGAAGACACAACAACAACCACCGATTAAGTTTTTTGATACCAGTGCATTACTCGCAGGTTATAAATTACAAAAAGAAGATTGGAATTTTATAAGTAATACTGTATTTCAAGAATTAGAACATATAAAAACTTCTCAAAATAAAGATGATGCTATTAAATACAAAGCCCGTTCACTCGTGCGCTATTTGATGAAACATCGTGAGCTATGGAGCTATCAATCAAAATTTGCTCCACGACAGATAGAAAAACTCCTTTCTAAAAGTCATAACTTAGCTGAGAACAATGATGGACTTTTAATTTGCGAGGCACGTTTATTAGCAAAATATTATCATTGTGATTCAGGATTGCCAGAAGATTGTAATCGTTATCCATTCTTTTATTTCATTACCTCTGATGCATCGCAATATTTCCTTGCGGCAAGTTATCCAGAATTACATGCAACTTATTATACTGAAACTGCACCAAAAGAAGATCTATGGAAGGGCTATAAAGAAATCTGGTGGGATGATGAAGATGAGCAAACGATGGCTTATTATTATGAGCATCCCGAAGAAAATACTTTAGAACTACAACCTAATGAATATGCTCTTATATATGTCAATGGCGAGTTATCTGACCTAGTAAAATGGGATGGAAAGCGTAATGACGTAATTAAGTATAAAGAACAAAACAGTGATTTTTTTGGTAAAATAAAACCTCGGAACGATCAACAGAAATTATTCTTTGATCTTCTGCAGAACCGTGATGTTCCAGTAAAACTTGCAAGAGGACAATACGGCTCTGGTAAAACATTCTTAGCACTTATTCACGCTTGGAATTTAGTAAAATGGCATAAGTTTGACAAAATCGTATATGTGAGAAACAATGTTGAAGTTTATGGGTCACAAAAACTGGGTGCACTACCCGGTGAACAAGAGGATAAACTGATGCCATTCCTCATGCCGTTGGCTGATATCTTGGGCGATGTTGAAGCATTGCGGCAAGCCATAGAACAAGGGTTTATAGAACCAGAGCATCTTGGCTTTATTCGTGGACGTAGCTTTAATCACTCAATTATCTTTGTAGATGAAGCCGAGAATCTCACAACAGATAATGTGAAACTTATTTTAGGTCGAGTTGGCGAAGGGAGTGAAGTGTGGTTCCTTGGTGATGAATCACAAACTGACTCCGATCTTTTCCGTAAAAATAGCGGCATCGCTTCACTAATTAGCAGTTTGAAGGGAGACCCCGCATTCGGCACGGTTGAACTTCAAAAATCTGAACGCAGTTCAGTTGCACAACTTGCCGCGAAGATTAGGGAAGCCTCTTAATGAGGCTTCCTTTTTTGCTATAGCTACTGTTAACAGCAAAGTTGATAATTTTGAAAAATAATGATATAATATATGTAGTAAATGAAGAAAGGATGAAAAAATGGCTGTTACGATTGATTATGGCGTAAAAGACATTAGAACCCTCGAAGGAATGGAAGCCATTCGAACCCGCCCCGGCATGTATATTGGTGATGTAGGGCGTGAGGGTATATGGCAGATTACGCTTGAAATTATCTCAAATGCCATTGACGAGTACCTTGTTGGAGCATGTGATAATATATCTGTTACTCTTGATGGGCCTCGTGTTATCGTGGCTGACAATGGACGCGGTGTCCCCTTTGGTAAAAATGATGAGGGCGAGGAAGTCCTGGTTAATATTTACACTAAGTTGCATACTGGCGCTAAGTTCGATAGCGATGGTAATACTGGCTATAATACTTCTGGTGGTATGAATGGTGTTGGCGCAAAAGCAACCAATGCACTTTCTACCATTTTTAGAGTTGATAGTTATCGTGATGGAAAAGTAGCTGAAGCCACATTCGCAAAAGGCGAACTAATTGATTTTAAAGTTCGGACTCAGCGTTCAACTGATCGTCAACATGGAACAGTAGTTCAGTTTGTGCCAGATGAAACTATCTTTAAAGATATTGACATCAATCCCGATTATACTCGAATTAAAAAGCAACTTTGGGAATTAGCATATCTGTCTCCCGGTTTGCATTTTACTCTTTCAAATGGTAGCGAGAAAGAGGAAATTGAAAGTAAAAATGGACTTCTCGATTACTTGGACAACCT